AGTCCAAACGACCCAATGTCAGATTTCCCACTTGCTAATCCCTCACGCAACAGTAATATGAATAACACCTCTTCGCCTGAAGTGATGCAGACCGTATCGCCAGTAGTTTGGGCCCCTGCATCGGAGCCTCCAACGAAACTAGCAGTATTCGATATTGATGATACGCTACTCGATACGTCACAACGAATGCGGTCCGCTATTCGCATGGGCTTATTTGACCCGCGAGAGAAAGGGAAGAAATCCCATCCAAAGGGCGTACAGGCATTCCGTGATTTCTTTTACAGTCCAGAACGGTTCAGCCTCGACAAACTTATCCCCGGTGCGCTGGATTTGGTTAACAGTCTTCATCAGCAAGGCTATACTATTGCATACTGTACTGGTCGTCCACGCCGTATTTTTGAAGCAACCAAAAACCAACTTCGTCAACACGGATTCCCGATTATGCGCGATAAGAACGGATTTGAACTACTTGCCATGAAGCCTGATACAGATGGTAAGACTACTTCATACAAGTTCAACGTACTTCGCGACTTACAACATCGTTACGATGTTCGCATGTTTTTCGACAATCATCCCGGCAATCTTGCAGAAGCCCAGAAACTCGGAATCCCCGGCCTCTATATATCGATTGACCAGTACGCAGGTATCCAAGGACTTGCAGACCGTTTCAAGCAAGACAAGCGCAAGGTAATGGATGATATCAAGCGTAACCCAGTTGCCTTCCCAATCCCTGAATCCTACAAAGAACGTCTAGCAAAACAACTAGGCGAAGAAATGACCTCAGAAGGCTATACGCCCTTAAATGTTCAAGAGCATTTCATCGATAGCGGAGCATATCATGGAAACAAAAGCAACTTCGATTACGTACAAGGAGAATACCAAGAACTACTCGATGAAATCGAAGCCCAAGACTGGGATGAAGCGTATGCCGAATATAGCGACGTCGAAAGTCATCTCGCGTACTACATGTACACCAACTATGGCATAAGTATGCCCGTTTATACGCACCGCCACATTCGAGGCGTTCTGTTCCGTGTAAAACTCTTTGAAGCCGTTATGAAGCACTTCAAACTTAAGTTCCATCCAAAATACTTGGTCAACGGTTCCAACTACAAGAAGGTCTTCAAGGTCCGTACTGCACTTGAACTCGCGGCAAAAGACCAGAACAAGAAATTGCCAAATCTTACAGATGAGAAACTGATGGCCGTAGTCAATTCAAAACTTGAAGAAGTTAAGGAAAATCCACCACAGTCGTTCACCAAGAGCAAAGTAAACGATTCTGTCAAGGGAACCAAGATTCAGAAGAAACCCGACCCAGAAACAGGTAACAACTGTCATAACTGTGCATATTGGAAACCTATTGGTGTAACTGATGATGCTAGTAAGGAAATTGGTCTTTGTAGTCTATGGAGTGATAAAGTCAACCGCGAAGTCCTCGCGGCTGATACCTTCTATTGTCAAGGATGGAAACCCGAAGCACGGGACAATCCCGGCGAAGTCCCTTCAAACCACAGGGAAGCCGCAGGTGTACTTGTGTTCCGAGATGGTAAACTCCTAATCCTCCAACGTTCATCTAAGGAAACCTCGAAGCACGGCCTATGGGAACTTCCCGGCGGTAAAGTCGAAGAAGGCGAAACCGCAGAAGAAGCCGCAGTAATTGAAGCCAAGGAAGAAGCAGGGCTTGATGTTACACTAGGTCAGTACTTGGGTCCCCACCACGACTATAACAAAAAGAAAACTTATCACGGATATGTAGCCACTGCTCCTAGTGGTCAGCCAGTGACTTTGTCGGAAGAACATTCAGCGTACAAGTGGGCAACCCTTGACGAAATCTCCGCAATGCCCAATTCAAAGGTAAGCCATCATCTACTATACTTCTTGGACACGCTGGGGACACTTCCCAATCCCAACTACGACCTCCCATCTAAGACCCCGCTTAGTGTAGGCGGAGATATGTCATACGAGCAATTGGTTGGCCGTACAAATCCTCTTCCTAAGCCCAAGAAAGGCATGAAGAAGCCAGAAAAGTACGTTGAGTACTTGATGGGTCATACTAAGATGCGTACTGAATTCCCAGACCGTCGTCAACGCTATGCTGTTGCTCTTTCACTAGTTGAAAAGAACATGGAATCTGGCCGAAATTGGGCACGCCATCGCGGACTCAAGAAAACGGTCCAAAAGAAGCAACTGAAGCGCCTGAAGGGAACTGCCGAAGCACTAAACAATCCCGGCGGTGATGCAATTGAACTATACGAATCGTTCAACGGACAACCGCCTGACATCGTAAAGAAAACAACAATCGGAGTACCAAGTACACTAGTCCGTATTGGAGAAGGTGGTTGTTGGAGCGTAGGATATCGTTCCGATAAAGAAGGTCACGGCGAAGACCAAAAGTACATTCATAACTTTGGGGACTTCGGTAGGTTCCCGAAGAAAAAACCAAAGGACGGAAGAAAAGAACCCGACCTTTACGCGGCAATGGATGAAAGCGGTAATGTTCTATATCTGGTCATCATGGGAGGAACGTTCAGCCTCGAAACGGACCCGGACTCAGGAGTAAATTGGTTGGTGGGATGATGGCAAGAAAAAAACTATTCGGTATCACTGAAACAGGATGGAAGGCCATTGATATTACATCTATTGGTCTAATCCTTGCTACTACTATTGCAGATACAGCGCAAAAGAGCAAGAACCGCAAAGTGAAGAAATTCAGTCGCCTTGGAATGACCCCCAAGGCATTCAAAACTACCAAACAAATTTCTAATGGGGTTCTAATCTTCGTTCTAACACGAAACTTCATCGACACACTGGAAGAATACAACATTCTTGTAAAGAAAGACGCTATCTTCCCGGGCCGTGGCGTTCTTACAGAAACCGCAACGACGGCAGTACGAAAACTGAAACCGATTGGAAACGCACCTATGCCTCTTGATGGCGATGGTGTGCGCAACGTATTTTGAGGTAAATTACATGGCAGGATATTTTGAAGAAGACACAATGACGCCCGGAGAAAGGGAAAGGTTCCGAGCATACGGTACTTTCCTTCTCGGTGCAGGTGGACTTTACCTTTGGGCAACCTCTCGTAAAGGACAACCAACAGTAGTAACGACAACAGGAACAGCAAAACTATCCAGTGTGCTAGTAACTCAAACATCTGGGTTTGGTGTACCAACAGATAAAAAAGTAAACCTAAACGGCACAACAATCGAAGCACGGTCAGTTAGTGGATTCAATATGGACCTCAATATTGGTATCATCGTAACTGGACAAGGGTCGCTTTCAGCCAGTGCCTCAGCAAATTACAGCGACGGTACTTCAAGTACAACTAAGCAATTGTCTGGTACAGATGCATTTACCATTTCTAAGGGCGACTTTATCGAGGCCAACAAGTCCATTAACTCATACACTGTGGCTGTAACTGCGAAGGATGGTAGTGCCGTAAGCGCAACCACCTTCTCGGTCGGTGCATGAAATGGGCGCAACAACATCGCAAGGATTCATTTCAGTGCCCAAGAAAGGGGCAAAAGGAAGTGTATCACTTGACCTCGCCAAAGGTTTAGCAGTATCCGGTGCAAGCAACATTGGAAAGTTTCATGAAATGCATTATGCGATGGTCCGAGATTTTTCAGAATTTGACGAAGGACGTTCACTAGTAACTGCACACGACCATGTTCATTACCACGTCTATGGCGACTACCGACTTAACTTGTCTGAACTGATTGGTCCTGACTTTGAAGAACTAAGTACAGTTGAAGTTCGCGATTTATACAGCGCACAAGGTCCAGAACTTCTAAACATCTTGGACATTATAGCAACAGAATATCAAACGGTTCCATCAGTAATCACACGAATGGTACAATCTGGCGGCAGTTCTCAATACCTCCCAATTCCCATGCTACGCTTCAAAGTAGCAGATTACAAAACAGACGTAACAAGAAGCACAGCAATCGAAACAGATGACGTAGGTGGAAGCACATTCTTGCGAGTTCCACGGCTTAATGCACACCTCCAATCGGAAGGGCATTCTGTTCGTACCAACTTTATACATCCGGTACGTCCGGATTCTAATGGGTGCGACAAACTTCATGGGTTTATCGACGCAGGAGCAGATACAGGCGACTTTATTCGCGTAGCCCGAGAACGACTTACAATTGAACCTCGTTTATCCCGTTGGTCTAACAATCAACTGCATTCGGGAACACAGGCTACTCGATTCTTCCTACCAAGCCTTGGGACTATTCTTGTTTCTGGTGAACGTATTGATGGTCTAAAGGATTACGTCGGAGGACGGTTAGAATATATTGAAGAGGAAGTCACCGAAGGACTAACCGATAACAAGTACGACCTACTACCAGAATTTCATTACCATTCAGTTGCAAACTTAAACACAAGGTACGCTGGAGGTATTGGAGGAGATTTGAATTCTATCGTTAACCGACAAGACGAATTAAATCCAGACATGGAATACATCGCGGTGTTCTTTGAATGGGCAAAAGCAATTATTACCCATCCAGATTACCTCAACTATCTTGAAGTAACGCTCGGAGAAGACCTCAACGCAGAAAACGAAGCAATCATTACGTTCTTCGGGGGAACTCTTCCAGAACGAAGATTTGGGGATGGCCGTGGTAGTCTTCGTAACACGGCCATTGCTAACCCAGTGCTTCCACGAAGAATTTTGCAAATCGCGGTACAAGCAACATTCCGAAGTGAATCTGATGAATTTGAAGACGGATTATTCGATGCAGGTAAGCACTTCATGAATCAACTGATGAATGAAGGACGCGACAGCATCTTACCGGGAACTGCTGTTAAACTAACCAATACGGGACGAATCCGGCTCCGTGGTTCATTAGCCCAATTAGATGAAGATGATGAAGACGATGGTGGCGATGCAGAAATCTTAGACGATATCGACGAAGAAGATACATTCTACATCAATGAAGTACAAGGCGACCGATTCCAATTAAGTTACACTTTATCCAATGGTCGAACAGTACTTTTCCCGTTGACAATAGGCGGAGTCGAACAACGCGATACCAACGTATGGTTTAGACGTGCAGACTTTACAGTATTCGACGAAGATAAGAATGAAGAACTCGACGAAGAAACACTTCAAGAAGAAGGATTCAAAGGACAAATCAATCCTATTCATCGTGTATTCCTTCGCATTGTAATGGATTGCTACATGACTATCGAAACATATGTAGCACTGCTTACAGGGAACATTACAACAAAGAAAGCAAACAAATTCAGTCGTCCGAATCAAGACCCAAACATGGTACAACTAGCCGCACGCGAAGCAGGCGGTGGAGGCGGAGGCCGTAATCAAAAACAAGGAAAAGGCAAGGATAAACCCGGATGCGCTGAAAAACTTGCAGAACTCCGAACAGAACTAGCACTAGGTCAGTTAGCATCAACTTATGCAACAACGCGCGGGGACTACACGAAGATTCAAGACTTTTACAATCAAGACCTGACAGGCGCAGAAATTCTATGGTTGTCCAATTCTATTTCAGATTTTAACCCAAATCTAGTTTCCAAAACACCCAGCAGTTATCGCAATCAACTTGCACAACCCGTATACATTCCTCCCCAAAATGCTACGCAATATGTAACAGGAACAGAAACCAGTCGAGAAAAAATTGTTCTCCACCGCGCAGACCCCTACGGCGTACTTGGAGGGGTTCCACCAAATCAAGTAGTAGGTACATCAGTTACAGTGCCTACAACAAAAGACTTCGCTCAAGAAGTACCATATGCATACGAACCAATAAAGCCAACAGTAATCTTCCTTCGACTAGATAGCGCTTTACTGCGAGATATTTTGATTGAATATGTCCGCCAACATAACCTATTCGTAGTCGAAGTTGCTCGTAGTGCAACTCGTAAGAAAGGCAAGAAACGAGGAGGCAACCAAAAGAAAGGTAACGAAAATAAGAAAGCCTCATCTATCCTTCCTACTATGTGGATGCTTACCAAACAAATGGCTGGTCAAGTTCTGTACTTAGATGACCAAAAACCGCACATACTGTGGAACCATCTTCTTGATGGAGTAGAACGGTATCGACAAAACCAAAACATGCAATACCCAATGATTCCAGAACATTGGGCTCAAACTTTTACCGTAGCAACACTCCGCAAAGACCCAGAACTAACCGGTGAAACAGTCGACATGGAAGAACAATCAGCACTACTAACAGAATACATGCAGTTCCTTGAAAGTACATATTATCAATCATTCAACATGATTGCGGAAATTGTAACATCACTAGACATTGCACGTATTGAAATGATTAGCGACCTTGATGCGTTAAAGCGATACTTCGTCGAACGGATTCATGAAGATACAAAGTCAAGATTCCTTGACCGCGCATATTGGAATGGATACCAGTCCCTTATCTATATTATGCGGACTTTTGCAGACATCCCTCCAGAATTGCGCGGAGAATATACTGCGTCGCGGTTCGATGAAGACGCCATTCAACAAATGCGTCAACAAGCAAGCGAAATGGGAACACAATTGCGAGAACCCGTTTATGGACAAATTGAGGATGTAAGCCCAAGATTTATGCGCGAAGGACAGGTATATCGCCCACCCGGGTTCTGAGGTGATTAAATGGATAGGGACTACAAGTATGTTTATCGTGAATTCGATAAGTACGTTCGTATTCTAGAAGCCGAAGGTATTTATCCACCATCAATCAACAGCATCGAATTCTTTTGTAAAGAAATGATTACAAAGAAGTTTTGGTATTATCCACCTACTCGCGGAGGAATCAAATCTGTAATGATTTACGGAACTCTTGCACGGGACCAACTTACAACAGATGCTATTTTAGACCGTTCCGATGGAATAGAAAATCAAGAACTATTTAATGAAATGCGGCAGAAATTGATTGACCGCGTCGAAGAAATGTACGGTGTAACAGGAAACGAAGAACGAGCCCGTAGTTGGGCACCAAATCCATTTTCTGTCGACGACCGTGCTTTTGAATACGCTTTAATGGAAAATATCAGCGAGGAAGAATGGGGCCGCATGGAACCATTAGAACGTCAACAAACAGTAGCATACCAAAAAGCAGTTGCTGATTCAATTTACGTCAAGAACCGTTGTAGTGAATATTTCCAAACCGTAGGACCATTCATGCTCCGCAAAACAATGCACCATCCAATTATGAGTATCTATTTTTCATTCTCAGCGTCTGCATTAGATGGACGCAATTCAACATTCCTCGCTAGAAAGCGTGACGGAGAAGTGTCGGTCGATTCTGAAGATGATATTCAAAAATTCATGACCGAGCGAGAATACGATGACATTCTTTCTATGGGTAACGATGCGTTTCGTGGCCTTTGGTTTGTACCTTCAACCACTGGACAAAATATCAAGATGGCTTGCATTGACTTTGATAACCCAAGCATGGCCGCAAAAGATACTAAGATGAAAACCGCAGTACGAAACGTAGCAAAGAAATTAGAAGCGCAAGAAGTACCATACATTATCATGTTTACAGGTAAGTCATACCAAATTTGGTTTGGCACCGAAGCAATAAACATCGACAATCAGTATGAAGCAAACCGCTATATTGAACAATTGCTAAAAGGCGTTGACGCGCTAGTAAGTGCAAAATCATCAGTAAGCGAAGCAGAACGGAATGAAGCAATTAAACGCGCAGTTCCGTTGATTGACAAGTCAGTTAATACGAAAAACAAACCATTGGGTATGTTCTTTGGTATGCATTACAAACCGCAGAAATCCCCAACAGACGACCCCGGTACAGGATATGTCCGAGTACCAGTTCCACTAAAACAACTAACAACATTTGACCCTACAATAGAAGCACACCCAGAATATGTGATGAAAAACTTCAACGCGTTGTCATTACAAGTAGACCAGTGGTTTGATGAAGTAGGCATAGGGCAAGGATTTGGAGGAAAAGGAAACATCGAAACGCCACCGGAATGTTTCCGTAGCGACGATAACGAACCAGAATTTTCAACAGTCAAGTTTGCCGAAGAATGGAAAAAAGGAAAGAAAGGATTCCCCGAATTCAACTTTGAAGATGGGCGCGCTGAAGCATCGCAATATCAAGAACTACTCATTACGCCTAAGTTTGATGGATGGCTTGGTGTTATTCATTATCGAAGCACTGGGAACTTTATTCTCAACAAAAAGCGATTAGTTAACCAGAAAGAACGTTCCACAAAAACAGGCAATGTAGTTATGACCGAAGAAGTACAATGTGTACTAGTTACACGTGGCGGAATCGTAATGTGGGATAATCACATTACACGCGAATTCCAGCGAACTTGTGAACGCTTAGGTATCCGAGAAGCAATTTTAACTGGAGAACTAGTAACCTACAACGAGTATGGAAAGGTAGCCGGTCCTCAAGGCGTAACCGCTATCCTCAATCGCAAAGAACAAAAAGATGGGAATACTACACAAAACGAACGCCTATTCAATAATCTGCGCTTCACGTTAACAGACCTTATCAAAATCGACGGCAAACAGTGGAACATCGACGACCCGTACGATGCAAAGCATGACCTTCTCAAACAATTTACTTCATTCCGAATTGACTTAACACCGTACTTCCGCCTTGAGCAACCATTTATTGAACGGTTCGACGCACTTTGGACACAAGTTACAGTTACTGATGGGCACGAAGGATTTGTTGTTTATGCAGACGGAAACCGCTTCAAAGTCAAGCGTCATAATACATTAGATGCTGTAATCATTGGCATCGATGCAACAAGCAAACGATGGATTGATGGAAAAGGAATCGGTTCAGCATATGTAGCAGTAATGCACAACAGACCAAAGTTTGGACCAATGTATGTTTCACTTGGAAGAGTAGGAACAACAGGACTAACAGACGCACAAAGAATGGAATTAACCGAGCGCGTACTTGGCGAAGATAACGAATTTGTAATCCCACTTAGTAAAGCACTAGGACAAACAGAAGATACAATGGGACTCGAAAATGTAGTTCTTGTTGAACCTACTACTGTTGTTGAAGTTGTATATGAAAAACTTAACGAAGGTCGTGAACCATCGTTTGCAATGTATCGTCAACAGCGCATGGGTAGGGGACGCACTGCAAGTGTAAACTTCACCTTCGCTGATGTAATGTATTCTCGTCGTATGCGTAGTCCACGCATTGTAGGAATCCGAGATGACAAAAATCCGTTGAAGAAACTCGACATTGATTCTGCACAGGGCGACACATCTGGCGGATTTCAAATCGGAGCAAAGCCCAATCCACTGTTTAGTTTTCCGACAATCAGTTCGCTAATCAAAGAGTTCAACCGAATCACATGGTCCCTTGAAAGCGCGAAGAAAAAGGAAGTGCCAGTTGTATTCCGCGACGACGAATTGGTACAACGCTCTTTCGTGGGAGAAGTAATTTCCGGACCTGAAGGCGTTGATGCATCCATTGACCTGTGGAGGAAACTTCACAAACTAATGGACAGGAACCGAGAATTCGCAGGGTATGTCAAGAACAATACCATGTACTACGGGTCTTCACACCGAAGAGGTGAAGTTATTCCAGAATTCACCGAAGAATTCAGTGGTTGTGATTTCATGTTCCACACCCACCCATACCATCCACTACTAGGTCGGGAACTTGGTTTCATTAGTCCACAAGACATTGTAGTATCTATGATTGCCCGTATTGGCTACGGAGTAATGAATCATGTAGTAAGCGAAACCTATGGGTTCGATGTAGTGACGATGAATATTAAGAAAGACAGTAAACTTGCCAAAGCAATTAAAGCAATCAACAAGGCAAAAACCCCCGCTACCATCAAGAAATATACCAAAGAAATCAGTAGCATTATTACCAAAGAAGCAAAGATGATTCATGGTGAGTTTAGCAAGAAAACATCGGTTCGCAACAAATTAGTATCATGGCTAGTCAAAAACGAAATTGCGTTCACACCATTCGATATCAGCGCCGCTACTATCAATGAGTATGCAGAAAAATCAGAGAACTTCGTGGTAAAATACCAAGTAATGCCGCTACCGTTGTACCAAGTTTCCTTCAAAGGACAATACCCACAACTGGAAGTCCTTGAAAATCCAATGTCGTTCTATGGATTTGAACCAACACGTAACGTTGAGTATGTAGGATATCCCGGCGAAGAAGTATGGGGATTGAAAATTGAAGATGAATTCCGAAATGCATATGACCGTGCCTATGCATTTGATAAGCCACCCGGTACAGATAAAATGTACCTTACAGGTACATCATCAGGGCCCCAATCCCCTGCACCTATCAAAGTTCGTGGACGCAGTATTTACCTTGATGTTAGCAATCTCGACCAAGGAATATTCGCAACAGCAATTGATGACGACCTAATGGAAGGGCAAGACGCGGCAAAGATTCTTCCTAAGTATCAACCGGATAAGGAAGGAATTGAAGTGCCTAGGTCAATGTATGACATGGAACGAGGAATGTACCACAACGACGCCGAACAAAATGCAAGAGATTTGAAATTACAAGCAAAAGTATTCTTTGATATGTCCCGACCCAAGGACATGCTCAAATCTGAAAACAAAGATGAATACTTCAAAAAATGGTTTGAAATGATTGACGAATCTGGGGCGGTCCTCAAGGATGTCAGCAAAAAGAAAGGACTTCCAAAAGATGAAAAGAAGATTCTAGCAGAAGTACTAGAAGAAGAAATCATGAACAACCCACAGTACATCACAAGTCTATGGGATGAGCGCATCGAGGGTTTTGTCGCAGAATACGAAGAAGCCTTACGAGAGTACGAAGCCGGGATTGCGAGTCATCCAGATGATAGGTTGCGCACTAAGTATCCCGAATGGGAATTCAATGCACTACAAAAAGCCCGTATGCTATTAATTGCAGAAGAAGAATATGGTTATACGCCATCAGAAATTAGCGCTATACAATCAGGATATCAACCGAAGGGCATAAGTCCATCATTGACGTCGGCTTTTTCAGACCTGTATGGACCGGGACTCCGGTTTGATGACCTTGATGACGAGGAGGATGAATTTGATGGAACCAACGCAGAAGACAATTGAGATGGTCTTCGGGTTCCCCCGCCGAGGAGAAGTATACGGCACATTCGATGTACTGGACTCGAAAATTGACCCATCCACACAAAATTGGTCAGTGACTTTTGCAGAAGAAGTACCCAAAAAGTATGCAATCGAAGCACTTCGTACTTTTGTTGGTAAGCAGGCAATTTTCGCAATAGATAACATGGACTTTAGTGTTGAATTCCCAACCAAACCAGTCAATGTTGAAACAATAAGGGATAATCCACCGGGAGCAGTACAAACTCGCGTTACCGGTTCTTATACGGTAAATGGCGCATTCCAAAATCCAATGTCACAAGAAGACTTTGATGCTGACATGGATAAGATGACAGTATCCAATCCAAAGAAACACTTCCGTATATATCCAGCAGGTGAACTTCATTCTAAGAAATTCCGCGACCAATTGTTCAAATTCGTTACACGACGAGGGGAATCATACGGATGGGTAGCGAATGGAGAAATCTATCACCGCAAGGGTTCACTTGTTATGCCTTATGTTAAAATCAACAAACACATCGAGGGGTCAGTAGTTTCTTACCACACGCATCCATCTAAAGACGAACCGTCACTTACTAGCCCAGATGATATTCAATGGTACATGGACGCGGCATACAAGTGGGGAATCCGCCATTTCTATACGATTATGAAAGACCGATTAGACCACTTCGAATTCATTGTAAAAGGCGATACAGGACGTAAGCGGTATCTAAAAATGGACGAAGGGAAGTTTGTTGATGACCTCAGTAATTTGCTAGACAAATGCGAAAAAGAATACAAAGACCGTGATAACCTAAATGATTACGAATTCTGCGAAAAAGTAACGCGTGCTTGGGTAAAAGAAATCAACAACAAGTTTAGCCATCTTGTCGAAATTAAATACCACCCGCACCTAAGACCCGGCGCACCTAAACTACCAAAGGGACCAATCCCGAACCCGGGAAGTGATACCCCTTTTCCCCACACGTCCAGAATCAAAGTGAACGACAAGTATTTATCCATCGCACTGAATGAATTGAAAGGCATTGACTACGATTGGATTCACTACGGCGGAGATGAGTTTAGCCACACAATGTATGTCTATTGGTGGTTGAAGTACCACTTCTTACCAAAGGCAGACAATACTGATAGGCTGTGGCTATGGGAAAAGAAAGGACTGGATGGGGACACTCGTGATAAAGTACGCACATATTTACAACAAGAAGTGGAAGATGGATGGACAAATGCAGACTGTTTGCTAATGCTTGGCCTGTTCCACGACATTGCAAAGAAGCGTGAAAAAGAACAGAAGATTCACCATTCCATTTTGGGCGCAGATATGTTCAAGGAAGAAATTGCACCAGAACTTAAACTACCAACAAACCTAACAGAACGACTATATTTGATGTTACAATCAGATGTAGGTAGGAAAAACATTACCGAAGAACAGTTTCAAACAATTGCAGGGGACTTGTATCCAGTAGCAAAGATGTTCCACATGGCCGACAGAACCGCACATCATCCGTACATGTATACTATCGCGGCAAGGATGGCTCGACGCGAAGGTGTACTCAAGACCGGTGAATATGGTGATGCATATATCGAGATGGCTAACAAACACGACATTCTAGAATTGGTTCAATATTTTCGCAACAAAGCGTTGCAAAACCCCCCGCCTAAAGTTCCAACGACTGTTACGTATTCTGCGTCATATGGGGTTGCGATAGACCCAGATACGGCAGAATTCTTGTTCGAAGTATGACCCACGTAAAGTACCCGGCAATGATGGGAAAACTAGTGGGTCATTCATGATGACTTACAGACAAGGACTGTATCTGAAAATGGTTCTTTCAGATGGATATGTTGCGTCTGCTACTCTTGGATTCAAGTATCCCGGCAATCTAAACATTACTGGTGTTCCTGTTCGCGATGACTTCGGTATGTCAGGTGCTAGAGAAGTATATGAGCGTGTAGGACAAGTACTAGAACAAGCATATGAAATAGAAGTACAATACGAAGAAGGTAAACCATTACAACCAGAAACATTCGATATAGTTCCTGCATCTGATGAAGATTCTGCATTACAACCACTTACTAACCCACGTCCAAACGGCGTAACAATCGTTCTTGCCGGCGCACACGGTTCTGGTCGTCGTGAAATTGCTAAGGAATTGCATAACATGGGAGGGTTCATGCTTTGCCCGATGCACACCACCGAACCAAGAAAACCGGGAAGACAACCAAATCGTGATGCAGTAAATCATTCTCATAACTCGTTCAACAATGAAGTAACGACAGGCAATATGAGATATTGGACGATTGGTGCAGACGGACACAAATATGGATATACCCAAGAACAACTACAACATCCAAAATCCGTAATGTATACAACACCTCAAATGGCTATGAAGATGAAAGAATCAATGCCCAACATTACTATCGTATTCCTTGATAACAAAGATTCAGTAAAGCGACATACTAATCGCTTAGTACGACGTAACGGTGTAACATACAACATGGCCAAAGCCACAGCAAAGCGCAAACATACGTTACGCAATTCTCGACACAATTTTGACAAAGTCGTAAACGTACAGGATAACGATTACAAGAAAGCGGCAATCACGCTCATCAACCCACCAGTATTGAACAACCCGCAATTCGATATCGAAGGGGTTGACTTCTATGCTACAATTCCTCAAGTGAAGTACAAGAACCTCGGTGCGGTTTCTGCCGAAATTGAAGTAGACCGAAATATTCCAAAGGAACTTGTAGGAAACGTAAAGGACATTTTCTATGGTCTGATTCAAGACTATGAAAAGAAAACCGACAAGCGAGTAGCACTTGCAATTGCATTTGCTATTGACGAGATTACTCAAGAAGTAAAGAACCGGGGAGGTAATGGTGTCATTGGCTTCACGGTTGAAACTGGCGGTAGTCTTGGATTGCCAGTTGTTGAGTTCAATAAAACAATTCCAGCCGTCGTAATCGTCACTGGGGATGCGATAAAAACCAGAACGACACTCAAAAATCCTCGCACTCCCGGTGGAAAGAAGTTTCCAGACAAATATCTGAAGGGTCTTACGCCCCTTGAGAAGATGATTGCGGAAGACGAAATCGATAAGGGATACGAATACGATGTGGATGACCCTAAAGCATACAAGTTCTGGAAATCCGATATCAAAGCAAAGGCCCGTGGAATGAAAATTGGGCCTTCAAAGCATCGTCTGAAGTATTACAAGATGTATCGCAACAACATCGACCCAGACTACAAGCCGTCAGGCAAAACCCAGAAGGCAAAGTTCCTCAATCGAATTGTCAAAGAAACCGGCATCAAAAAGAAGTACCTTGAAGAGATTTACAACAAAGGACTTGCCGCATGGCGCGTAGGCCATCGCCCCGGTGTGCAACAACACCAATGGGCCGCAGGTCGAGTCTATGCATTTGCAGTAGCCGCCGAATCTTCAACGGGTAAGGGAAAACCCGACCACAAACTTGCAGTGGAAGCAGGTGTAAGAAAGAACCCACCAGCATCCGACATCAACGAGGACTTTGAACGCATGAAGCAAATGGCTTACGAAGTGCGAACCAAAGAGATAGCCGGAGAACCAATCAACGGACGGGACTGGTGGAACCAACAAATCCCACAAATCGAGGAAGCATATGGAACCGAACCGCTTAACGCGCGTTGGTTGATTCCTCTTGATACGACCGGCTTTGACCCGTCTGACAAATCACAGGAGTTCGATGATGACGGGGTGAAACCGCTTCACTTCCTGAACCAACTCAAACGAATCCCTATGACGAAGCCACCAACTCCAGAACGTATCATGCAGGTCGCCCTCAATATTGGACAGGGGCAAGTACATGGAATTATCCCTGAAGACTATGGGTTGGAAGACTTCATCGTCTTTGACAATCCACCAATAGAAGTCATGCCTCGCAATAACGAATTAAACACTACTCGATTCATAAACTTGGAAACGGATGAAGACGTAACAGGCAAATTATTCGATGGGGCGATACTGAACACAAAAGAATATCCAAATCTACACGTAGGTAAGGAACTTAATTTATCGAGCAAACTCCCTAATGGAATCCCTAAGAAACTCAACATTGCAAAAATGGGTAATGAGCGAGTTATAGTATTCGATGGGGGAAGACTACTCGCAAAGAAAGTCAACATCGATGGACCTGTTTATCTCGAAACATCTCCGTTCAGTCGTAACGAACCATCAGGGTTCGTCGTAGCGACAGGTAGGGCGCATTATGACGAAAGTGCCTACACGGTTTCCGATGTACGAATAACACGGTGGGATGACAGTGTAATCCCAATGCTTAGACCACCCTATTTCATCTATGACGAAGTAACAATACAAAGCAGTCCAGCAGTATACGGACCACTACCAAATCCATCACCATCAAAGCAACCAAAAGCATCATTCGATTGGTTGGAGAAGTTCACAGCATGGGTCGAACTCGTTAACATGAAGAACAAGGAACTGATTGAATTCCTTGAATCAGACCCATGGGGCAAGGAAGCAGGTATCAACAAAGAAAAAGCAAAGGAAGAAGGAATCAGTCGTGGACGCTTCTCCGCAAGCCGCATTCTCATCATGCGCAAGAAACTCGGGCTTACCGGCCCGAAGGACTACATCAAAGCCGGTCCAATGATTATTCGCAACTACTACGAACTCGCACAAAAGAAGTGGTCAGAAGCAGACTGGAATTGGTGCAGAAAACAAGTGAGTTTCAATTCACGCGCACGCGGACAATCTGGACCATACACAGATAGCAAAGGAAGACCAACTCGTAAATTAACCGCGCTTTGGGTATGGGGACACGACCCATGGCGGTATGCACGCAAGATTGAGAAGCGTAAGACTATGCCCAAGTGTCCAGACGTACCATGGATTGGGCGTACAGAAAAGCGAATGTATGGTACTACGCAGTACAAATATCCAGAAGTCAAAAGCAATCCATTTATTGGTCCATCGGATATACATGGAACAGGTACATTTGCAGACCAAGACTACACCCAAGGGGAAGTAGTTTTTGAAACACAAGAAGAATTCCAATACGTAAACCATTCAGATGTTCCAAACATTTCCCCTGAATACATGACAGACGGACAAGTACAAGGAATTGCAAACACCAACATTACAGAAGGGGAGGAACTACTCCTTGACTATGACGAACTCCGCGAATTAATCGGACTTCCGGAAAGCGATGGCCTACCAGAAGAAATGTTCAACCCACCATTCCGTAGACCACGCCTGTATCACGGTTCTTCTATCAACAACTTGAAGATTCTCAAGCCACACATGAACAAGACTATTGGACGTGAAGTAGTGTTCGCTACGCCCAACTACGAGTATGCTTTGGCAATGTCAGTTCCATCTAGTAACAAGGACCTTGACATAGGATATGTCAATGGTCAATTTATGATTGAAGAACAATATGAAGGTGCATTTGACTTGCTTAAACAGGCGGCTTACATTTACGAAGTTGATGCACAAGGATTCTATGAACATCCACAGTTCCCAGAAATGGAACGTATCATCGAAGTATCTGTACCAGTGAAGAAAGCAAAGCGAATTCCTAATGTCTATCAAGAACTCCGCAGGGTTGGGGCGGACCTAATTCCGTATTGGTGATGACATGGAATTCAAATCCGCAAAAGAACTTGTTCGCGGAAAAGATGGCACAGTAATCTATACTGTCGATTCTGCGGAATGGGATAAGTTCATTGCAGACATCATCAAAACTCAAGGTAGCGTTGAATGGTACATGCAAAAGCCATTCCTATGGATGAAAGAACATCTAAATGTAGGGTACAATGCCAACGGAATCGGTGTACAACAAACAAAAACAATCCACATTCGTAAGGGCCGTGAAAAAGATGAATCCTTGCTTGTACACGAATACGGACATGTACTAGGATATGGACATACACATCCTCTAAATCCAAACGTAATGAACCCCGTTGACAACATGCGAATTACTGACGGCAACAAGATTACGGAACGTTTCAAGGAGAATTTCCCCGAATATTATGAAAAGGTACTTGTTCCATCCGAATCCCAACGAGTAATACCGGTAGCGATTGCGCTCGGCATTATTCTGTTTGGGGTCATGGGATGAAAGTAACTGGGAAGTTTTTAGAAAGCCTAGGAAAGCGTCATTCTGTAATTGTTGGAATGACACGTTCTGGTAAGACTTACTTTACAAAGCACGTCCTCAAGAACCTACAACAAGAAGGGTATCATACTGTTTTCTTTGACCCAAAGCACGATGATGACTATGCAGATTTGGGGGTAATCTGTACAACCCCTATCGATTTCTATGCGAAACTTCTGAAGAAGACCCCGTATATCGTTTACCGCCCAAGTCCAAAGAAAGATGAGCGAGCAGATGAACTAAGCCGTATTATCGAAATGATGTTTGCACTTTCTAAGAAACCCGGCTTCAAGCGTATGCGCAGAATCGTAGCCATTGACGAGATTCAGTTGATGGTCAAGAAGGGGACAAACGATGGCGTCGAGATGCTTTGGACAATTGGGGCAGGTATGGGAATCGTTGGAGTTGCAATCACCCAACGCGTACAATTACTCAATGAAACCTGTTGGTCACAGTCTGAAAACAAGATTCTGTTCAAAACAGACGACCGCCCAGATTACTTACGTAGCAGAAACTTGGACCACTATTCTGAGAAACGGGATTTCTTTTTGGACTCCAGTAACAAATACTACTACTATGCAACCACAGGAGATGGTCAATGGAAAACTAGGGAACCCGTATCCGACAATATTACCAGTATGAGAAACAAACCAAAAACAATCAAACCTAGTAAGAATAAAGGCAAACCAATAGGTAACCTCAAGACTAGACGCTTCATGGGATTGAAACGGTGGTAGTATGTTAATCATCACAGTCCCACATGCAAAGCAGAATCAAACAGAAAGCGTAGGGTATGATGCAGGAGCGATTGAATTCGTAGCATATCTTGAAACTTCACTCGAAAGTCGAGGCATCAAATATATTGTACATGTAGGGGATTCTCATAGAGAACTTGTTGACCTGAATCGTCAAGAATCCTATTCAACCGATTATCACCAAGAATTACGAGCGTTGCTCAAACATGCAACAGTACACATTGATTTACATTCATTCCCATACGTTCCAGAAGATGCATCAGATGAAGATGCGCTTACTAGTCTAGGTGATGATTTACGTTCTTGGTCTGTTCACGATGCAGTCATTTTAGAAACAGACGAAGTAAGTAGCCGAGAATTAATCAATACTATTCTCGATGAAATGGAATCACAATTTGACATGTCAGTAGTAGACAGTACAGTAGACAACTACATTACAGTAGTAGCATCAACACTGTTCAAAGTCCCTTCCGTTCTGATTGAGGTGAACGACCAAAGTGTGGAGGCATACCCATTGATGGCGTCTGCTCTCGCACAAGCCGTTGCTGATTTTGCATAAACATATAGCCAATCATATTGATTGCATGACTACGTGATTGCCACCATCTATTCCGTATTCCCATTTCGATAAAATCAAACAGTTCTTTGTCAATCGTCACGGACACTGCGACCTTTTTGGACTGGTCTTGCTCATGCCTACGCCGCGACATCTAGTAACCCCACGACACACCTCGTTAATATGGTTCCTGCCAATCCATAACTTACAAGTATAGTATTGCATAGTATTCAATCACAGTATCCCTTATATCTAAATGCTTATTCGGGTAATCATGGCCCTAACAGAAGTCATGCTAGTGAACCCTCCACGAAAAGGGAAAACCACACGACGCAAGAAGTCTGCACGGTCCAAAAAAGCAAATAGAGGTAATACTATGGCACGTCGAAGAACTACACGAAGAAAAACAACTGCAAAGCGACGCTCACCAGCGCGTCGCAAGACGACGACCCGTCGCCGCAAGGCGCCTGCTCGTCGTCGTAAGACCACAACCCGTCGTCGCAAGGCTAGCCCTGCACGACGCCGAACGACCCGTCGTCGCACGACCCGTCGTCGTAAGTCCCCTGCTCGCAGGAAGACTACGACCCGTCGTCGTCGCACGGCTCGTCGCAAGCCTACGACCCGTCGTCGTCGCACGACCCGTCGTCGTAAGTCCCCTGCTCGCCGCCGCAAGACTACCCGTCGTCGTAAGAGCCCTGCTCGCCGCCGCCGCACCGTCCGCCGCCGCTCAACCACTCGCCGCCGTCCAGCACGTCGTCGTAAGGCAACTTCCCGTCGCCGCACCGTCCGCCGCCGCAAGGCATCCGGAGCAGGTAAGCGCTTCAACATGAAGAACGCCTACAAGTGGGTCACCAACCATCTCACCGCTTGGGAAACCATCGTCGCTACTGTCGGTGGTATGTTCCTTGGTGGCGCTTTGCCCGGACTTGTCCAATCTGGACTTAACAAAGTCACTGGCTACAACGCTACTTGGATGACCTCCGGTAAATACAGCCCATACCTCGCAGGTGCCGCTACTGGTGCCCTTGGTGCATTCGCGCTTTACAGCATCTTCGATGTGAAGGCTTCAACCGCCTCCGCTGTCGCTGTTGGTGCAGTTGCTATCCAAGCCTACCGCTTGGCTGACAGCATGGGTGTCTTCAGCACCATCAAGTCCACTCTCGGACTCGGTGGCTACCACGGTTACCTAGGTAACGCTGGTATGTACGCTGACGAAGGTCTTGACATGGGCAACGAATTCGGTGCCGCCATGACCTACGGAACCATGGGACAACCTGATGAGATGCTCTTTGGCGGTTCCCGCCAAATGAACTTCTACTGAAGTCCATCCCGACCATAGAAACCTCGCCTCCCTAGGCTGGGGATGACCTTCGGGTTGTCCCCAGCCCTTCGGGGAATAAGGTAGGGTGTTTAGGTTGAGTATCAATAAGATTCTCTTGAGTCTGTCAGGATTACAATTACTAATCATTGGCGGAATCGGGTACGGACTATATCGGGCCGGAAGAATGGCAGAACGCGAATACCAAGGTATTCGTGCTGATGCTAATGCGATACTTAGCGATGCACCTGAATTGGTTCAGCAAATTAGAAACATTCAACCTATGTTGAATGACCTTCAAACGATTCAACCTCAAGTCGTTGAAGTAGCAAATGATGTTGACCGAGCCTTAATCCTGCTTCAAGAAATTGAGCGTAGGGTCCCCCCATCTTAGTGCGGGCCAGTGTCCTCGGACACAAGCAATCCGGTAGTAGTTATCTGAAGTATGCGGTCATTTTACCGCATTCAAGGCAGATGCTATTCCAGATTGTACCGTTTGCTGGATGGTCCATAAACTCGGTACAACCGCATTCGCATTCACGTTGTTTACTGATGGAGGCTATCATCGTCCTCAGCAGGTTTTACGAAAAGGTAGTATTTAGTATGTTTCGTTAAAAGTGCCATTAATGTCCTCTATTATACTACTTTCAGTGCATTCCGGACAAACCAAACGAACCCAATAGGTTCCTTCTCTATACACAATCAACTTGCATTTGCAAGTAGGACAATCCATAGTATTCACCGTAGTCCACGAGAACGAAGGTATGCATTCTTCGTATTATCCTTATCAGCAGGAACAAGTTCACCAGTAAGACGCATAACAGCACTACTACGAATATAGTTACTAACAGTTTCACCACGCTTCTCGGCTTCTTCCTTTAGGAATTCCAATAGTTCGGGGTCAAAGCGAATAGTCACGGGTACCTTGCTTCGTTTCTGGTCACCCATGGTATTTCGAGGGCAAACTCGGTTATGAAGATTCCCAAACAACGACATATAGATTACAATGTCTTACACCGTATGACAAACTAATCACGTACTTCATATAGTAGTGCTTAGTGAGGAGAATTGCCCACAACGGGCGAAACAAAACAAATAGGAAAGTGAATAACATGGAACTACGACCATATTACGACCGTCCAACGGCAATCCTTGCGGATTACCTTGCACGTATCGATACGAAAATTAAGGCAAACTACCCCCACTGGGGCTATGAGAACAAAGGCGTATGGCCAAAGGGCGAATACGGAAAAGGTGTGCTTCGCGCAGACCAATTCAGTATCCTTGGTACGTACGGGCAATGGCTAATCCCTTCTTCGGGAAGTAGCGGTAACCCAACGTCCACTACCGTAGACACCTTCGGTTGGACACAACGTACGCTAGACTTCAAGACTTTGGAGGAGTTTTACTACCTCCTTATGGGAATCCAGTACCCGGTTACTCCTCTTTTGATTACTGAACACCAATGGCGTATCAGTGGTATCGAAACCCCAGTAATCGACCAACAGATTTTCGAAGTACTCGAAGAACCTTTCGTATGGTACGAGGAACCCATTGTGATTGAACCCGAGAAGACCGTAGTCTGTGCCCACCGTGTCGTCGGTGGTGCCGCATCCTTCGGAAACGGTACTATCAGTGGCGCAGAAAAGTGGCGTGTCATCGGCTCCGTAGTCGGTCAGCACCACGAATTAATCCAACAGCGACAGTCCATTGGAGAGTTGTCCTGATACCCTTTGGGGTACTCAGTAGGAGGAATCAAGTATGTCAGGAATTGGCGGACTAGATGTATCTTACGGGGCTCGTCATCAAATCGTTCGTACCAACGTTGCAGTCGTCCAGACTGTTACAACGGCACCAACTGAGGCTCAAATGAAGTCCATTGCGGACCTTCTTGACCAAGGCCTCAGCCACACGATGCTAGCCCCCGACTTCGTGGTTGCAATGAGCGCGGCTGACACGCCTTCGCTCGCTACCACGGCTTTCCAAGTCGACACCACCGGCAACGGTAGCGTCGACTCGACCTTCGTCGCAAAGGGCGGACTTCTCCGTGATGCTCGGCAAACCCCGCTTGCCCGTGGTTCATCCACTGGTGCTAGCGCAGAATTGCCTGCAATCGGAACCACCTTGAGCGACCAAGCCGCAACCGCAACTGCACTTGCTACTGTTCAATCGGGCAACCTCGTCCTTGAGGCTGTCTTGAACGTTGGTGCGGCTCTCCTCAGCGGCACTGTTGGAACTGCTACCTCCGGTATCAGCGCCTTCAACGTCGGTGAAGAAAACTCCGGAGGTACAACTGCTTCCGGTGCCGCAAACGACGCCGCCCTCATCGGTGAATTGACCCTTGGTGCTACCAGTGCATCCGGTGTTTACAGTGCCGCTCTTGCTAGCGCTGTCAGCCAGATGGACGACTCCGACGACTACAAAGTCGCCGGACACCCAGAAGGTCAAGTCGGATTGCTCAACCTTGGACCAATCGCTAACGCTATGCTCGACGATGTTACTGCTGTCAACATCGGCGGAAACCTTGCAACGGTTCTCAGCAACCATGCAACTTCCGGCCGTGCCCAAGCAGGCAGTACCACCAGCAACGCCGCTACCTTCACCAACTTGCTCAGTGCAACCAGCACCGCAAGCACGATTGGTGGTGCTACCGGTATCATTTCGGCAATCAGCATTGCGAAGGTTCTCTGAGCCTAGCAGTAGTCGGGAATCGACTCTCCACTGGGGGGTCGGCCTACTTACCTAGCGTAAGCAAGGTCGGCCCCCACACGGGGGAGAGGTCTATCGATTATCGGTAGCGTTAATACCGACTACCGCATGGGAGCAAACAGTACGAACCCAGTACAGATAGAAATAAGGGATGAGTATTATGGCAAACACAAATCAAGGAACAAGAGCAGGACAAGTCTTCGGACGATTAAATGGCGACGGGTTCGCCGGGAACGATTGGGAAAATGTGGTTCTAAAACCGGGCTACATTATCAAAATTCGTGACCGATTCGCACTCGTTGAAGCAGTGGAAGGACTAAGCATTGACCTTTACTTCAATGACGCCATCACGGTGTCAGGTACAGGTGCAGATGACGCTACATTGAATACAAGCATCGCAACAGATGAAACCCGTAAAGCCGCGGCTTACGGTGCTGAATCTATGGGTGCGCTTATCGGTGTTAATCAAGCGGCTTCTAAGTCGTATCGAAGCACGGTTCTTTCACCAGACTATGATAGCGGATATACGGTATTCAATGACCTTGAACCATTCAAGGGCCACTTGTACCACCTGTGTCCTTCACTACCGGCACAACCCAAGTTTATGGGTCAAGCAGGGGACATGATTACCCGTGACGGTGTACTACCAAGTGCAAGTACAACCGGAACTGGTATTCCAATCGGTTTCCCCGGTGCGGCAGATGGTCTTACCAGTAGTAAAGTACCAACATCATTTACACCAGTCGGTTCAGTATCACCAAAACTGTACGTCAAGCACCCTGCGGGTGTGCCGAAATTCGTACTTGACGAAAGTCCGGAGTCGGAATCCGGTAGTACCGCAAGCGGTAGCCTACTTGGATTGTCTGGATTCATCGATGCACAAATCAGCCCGGTGGAAGACCCAGACTGGTCCTACTCCATGTGGATTGAACACGGCGAAAACAACCTTCCGGCCTTCCGCGCAGTCGTCGACTGTGAAGAATACATCCTCGATGGACGTGTCCGTTTGCAAGGATGGAAGTATCGCATCGTGGAACTGACCATGTCGCAACTTCGTACAATCCGTGAACGTAGCGGTGGACGCCTTGTCTTCAAGGTTATCAACCCTGCTGGACTACCTACTGCCGGTACAATGTTGAGCGAATACTTTCCTCAATGATTAGACCGGTGGTGATGTGAATGGCAGAAGGCGAACCAACACGAGTAATCGCGAGTAATATCGCGGATAACGCACCGTATACGAAGACTAGAGCAGACGAGCGCTTCATTAGCACCCGTCAAGAAAACCTCGTCCTCGATTCTGGTGCGGAGTATGTGGTCCTTGACGAAATGGAATCGGGTGAACTTCAGTCGGTTCGTGTAGTCGTGGATAACCCATACGTCCAAGTGTTGCTCCAATTGGATGAGTACCGCAACAAAGACCCCGATGGGGAATCTGCGGCGGAAATCATTTACAACGGTAACAGCGATACCGCCAACCGTGGCTTCAAGGTCATGGATGGTCAAGGTTCTGGTAAAGGATACGTAATGGAATACCGGCCAGATGTGCCGGAGTCATACAAAGGTCGCGTACGTCTGGTTATCCGCAACCAAATCAAGCCAAGTGCCAGTGTCTATGGAATGGGTTTGTCCTATACTAGCCGTGGTTCACTTGCGAACCCTGCGGTGCCTGCTCACATGGCCGGTGGAACATTCAGCCATCCCGCGCTTCGTTCAGCCGACCTTGCGCAGATTGCTCAAATCATGACGAAGCCCGTTGGTGTTGAAGGATACTCGTCGAACCAAGTTTTCAACGAAGCAATCATCTTCAGCGACAATCCAATTGGTTCTGACCATCCGTATCAAGGAATCGCCGGTAAACCTACCTTCACGAAGGACGTCACTTCAGAAAACATCTTTGAAATTGCATCATTTATCTCCGGCGCTCATAATCAATCAGTTATGGAAGGAGTACATGGCCATTATCGCCTTGTAGTACTTGACGAACCTGACGCATTCCCCGGAACGTCGAATTCTCCAAGTACAATGAAAATCATGATTGAATTCCGAGCGTCTTGGTCTGGAAATGCTACTGCAAATGCTACTACAATGAATTCAGGTTTGGCTTCTGTACCATGGCATGTGAAATCCACAGTACGCACAACGGACCTCCAATCAAAGGGACCATTCAACGATACTTACCCCGGTACAGATACATACACTCCATTTACAGGTGGAACATCACTAACAGGAGCAACACTACCATCAGCAGAAACTTGGATTGGTAAGCGCATGTTCTTCCGCCGTGGAGGTACAGTGTATTTCCCCGGTGTCATCAAGAGCATTACAAAGGCAATACCGGCACTTGCAGGGTTGAAACTTACGACAGGTAGCAATGACTTCACCATTCATGATAGCGCCGATGGTAGCACAGACCTTGGATTGGGATACAATCTAGACACAGATTTCGATGCCTCAACAAATGATGCTCCCGTAAAGACTGGACTTTACACAACTGGTTCAGGGGCGGCACAACTCCCCTATGCAGTTTGCAACTACTTCCCCGGCTGGACAGATGCAATTCAAACTGAGTTGTCCGGCACTATTGACACAGTTACTGGTAGTGGAACCGATGCTGACCCTTGGACCGCACAAGTAACAGTAGCAAGTACAGCAGGACTAGTAGCAGGAATGTGTATTGTTCAACAAACAGCAGGTACAGGAACGTTCTGGGGCACTGCAAAACCATGGAGCCTCCTCATTACAAGTGTTGACGATGCAACCACGTTTACATTCAAGTCCGTTGCAGATACTGGAACAACAATTCCAGTAGCAGGGACTGTAACAGACTTTGACGTCGGGCTTAACTCCGGACTTCCCCGTACTGCTAACAGTGGCCATCGGTTAGAGCAACACAATGACTCCGACTACAAATTCCTTGCAGGTACACCGTGGACCTACATCATCGAGTTTGAACCCGGTGTTACCAATTCCCCAATCGACTTCGGAGCAATACCAGAAGCATCAGACTTGCCCGGTGCAGATGGGTATGCAAGTTTTTCTGTACCATACCATTCCACAGGCGGTTTCAGCGACGGCGTTTCACCTGCTACGGACGAGAACTGTTGGGGATATGTTACGTCACAAGCAGACGATAACCCCCATGTATTGATAAAGGAGATTGAAGTCAAGCGAGCAAAGAAGGTGTCCTTCGACGGGTGATTAGTATGGTATTTGGTGTAACAGAAGAAGAACGGTATGTTCCAAGAAAGATGTTCAAGAACGGTATTCTTGACTTTGCACATCGACGGCCTATCATTGCTTTCTTTGTAGTACCGATTCTTATTGACGGTGTTGCTAAGGTATTCCAAGGCGGATTCCGTACTGTACGCTATGGCGATTACAAACTCGGTTCCGTTGCCGTAATGTCCGATGAGGAAGAAAACACTGCACTTTACGGTGGGGCTTCCCAAGACTACGACCTGTTTGGCTCCCTTACTAACAAGAACACCACTATCGGTGTCCCAGACCCAAACAGTGGTATCTTGAAAGGCGAGTTCTATCGGGACACTTCCCATCTTACTCCTGTTTCTCGTATTGGTGCTAATGGTGGGTCTGACCTTTACAGGGATACTCGTCATCGCACCCGTGCAAATTACAAACCCTATACTCCATCTGAATCCGGCTTTATTAGCCGTTCTACCGGGTCACGTCTTTCAGACGGCGCCATCAGTGGAAACAAAAAAGCCGACCAGAACCTCGTTGACCTTGTAGGCACAGGTTTGTTTGCCGGACTTAGCGGAGCAAGGAGGCTATAAAATGAGTAATTGTTACCACGGATATGCAGGATACTGTCCCCAATGTAGTTCACATATGGGTCAAGCAGTATGTCCTCAATGCGCAGGCAAGGGTTGTCCTCATTGTCAAGGAAAAGGATACCACCTAGGATTTGTTACCATTAACAAAAACACAGCAACAGGAATCAGTATTGGTTCTGGTATTGCGGGTGCAATCCTTTATCCTATACTTACAGGACAGTTTTCGACAACTACTAACACTAATCGTAAAATGACGGCAATGGGAATTGGATTCATCATTGGCGGAGTAATCGGTGGCCTCGGTTCTTACGCAGGTTACCAAATCCAAAACTGAGGAATGTACATGGCTATGAGCGGAGTACATGGCCAGACGTTTAATACCAACTTAGGGTATTCTGCGCCAGTACAAATTCGACGCAATCCATTAGGACTATCGACCCCAGCCATTTTGAATAACGTCGGTGTCCCCTTACTTGTAGCGGGGGGATTATTGGTTCTCGGACTTACGCTACTTACTTACAGAAAACGGAGATGAAAACATGGGCATAATTCCTTCAAGACAAGAACTTAGTAAATTCTTTGACCATCATCCAATTCTTGGTACTTTCATTTTCATTAGTGCGGCATTTACTGGATTTGAAACCGTAAGGGCCATTACTGCACCAAAAGGACAAGGTCCGTTCTCGGGACTAGGTGGGTCTTATTCACCAAACTACATGACTCGTTCAACGCTATCTTCTATGGAGCAAGACGTTAAGTCTTTGCGAAATCGCATTGATACTAACGCAAAGGTACCAGATTGGGCCGAGTCTTACATCTATACCGCAGGCGACCGAATCAACAGTGTTGATGATTATATGACCCATCGTAGCGGACTAGGCGGGTCCACATCAACTACCACTTCCACTAGCACTTCACACAGGGGCTTTCGTCGTCCTATGACGCAAGACATTATGATTCCACGGCAGATTAACGCATCTGATTTCTTTGGCGTTCCTACCCAAGCCCTTGCTAATCTAGGTTCCGCGAACCTGCCCCCCGCTATGCGTCGTCGGGTCAACCAGCGACAACGCGGAACTGCTTCGCTTGGCAATGCCGGTGTTCAGCCAATCGATGTAGCAGATAACATGGACCGTAGCGGCTACAACAGTATGTCCGACCTATACGGTCTAAACGGTATCGTTCCTCAGCCCGGTAGCGGGTGGACGGAATGAATCATCCATACGCAAAGAAGATTCCACGGCACCATCCACAGGTGCAAGACAGGACAATGTCCGTTGATGGATTTACCGACTTTGCGTACAAAGCATTTGACCCAAAGTACGAAAAGAGCGCGGCTCCGTTAAGTAAACGCAGAAATGGGATTGGACCGATTCATCACCAATTAGGAAATATCGTCATTGGCGAATCGGCAATGGCTACACGCTTTATTATTGCCGCAGGCGGTATCGCACTTGTTACTGCGTACTCTTCGAAAATATCTAAGGTTTCAAAGTCTGCAACTAAAGAAACAAAAATGCTCCTAAACCGTGCAGGACGCAAGGGCGTATTAGCCGCCGCTACTGTTCTAGCGTTTATTTACAACTAGATTCAAACTACTACTGGGTCAAGACCAGCAGGAGCAACGCTATCGCCACCAAGGCCTTGTGCCTTGACGAGAAGGGCGTCAAACTCTTGCTCAATAGCGTAGTCTGGTACCTCTTTGGTAAGGGTACCAACAACTACTCCATTATTCAGTACGTTCACAGTAATCAGTGTCATTTGCTTTTCTTTTGCCATGTCAATCAATCCTTTTTCTTTTTTGATTTGCGGAACTTTGGAAGTTGTTTTTCCTCTTCTGTCAATTCAAACTCCAAGGTACGTTCGCCTTCTGTTGGTTCCTCATCCCACACCACTTTACGTCTTGACCTATAAGTTTTCGATGAAAGTTTAGCATTTGGGTCATACTTTTCCTTTGCACCGCGAAGACCTACGGCCTGTTCATTACTCCATTGAATAGCGTGCTGTGTTTCTTTTGACTGTTTTTCTGGACGCTTGAATCCCATTACTTCATCCCAAGGATTACCCAAACACGGATAATTCGCACGAGGGCCGCCGAAGTTAAACTGACAGGACATGCAACGGACAATAATCAGATGTGTCCAAGGTTGCGTATCACCACGAGTCGAAGAGGCTTGACTTTCAACGCCCCCTACTTCATGGAAGATTCGAATATCAGTATGTCCACACTTAGGGCAAAACATAGGTTGGGTCTTTGCAGGGTCGTCAAATAGTTGTTCACCTTCAAGGTCAATATTACCATCAGCAATATCGGCGCAGATAGGACAACGCTTCTTTGCATCCCATTCTGAGTTTGTAATCTTCTCATCACTTGCCATTTATTTCACCATCTAATACCGAGTTCTTTTCTTGCCATGTCATTACTTCCCACTGCACTTGTAGTGCTAGATAACCACATTGCTTGTAGTTTCCGAACATATGGACACTTGTTATTCCTTCGCCACCAATAGCCATAACGAATTCTGTAACACCGACTTCCTTTAATCGTGCCATTGTATCTTCAAGGATAGCCATTACTTGTTGGTTAGTCATTATTCTGCCTCCGGCACAACAACAATGTCATACTTCAAACCAGATAGTTTGATTTGTTCTTCAATTTCTTTTCCATTAAGAGGACCAGTAAGGTTGCTGTCAATATACCAATCATAGTGACCACAATCGCATTCACCAACATCAAACCCACAACCCTGTTCAAACAACTTACCAAGAAGAATAAACATTTTCTTCATATCGGTATCTTCAGGATAGAACTGGACAATTGTACAAAGTTTCGTCATTCTTCTTCGCCTCCTCGGAATTGCCTACCACATTCGATACACAAAATGTGATTTGTCGCTTCAAGTGGATATGTTCTCGCATTACATTTGCATTTCATTCTTCTTCACCTCGTTGTTCAGTAACAGCAATACGGGCAATTGAACGTAGGTCCGTTACCATAACACTTGCATCATCTGGTGGTGGTGGGTAATGCTTTTGTTTTTCAGAGAAGTCAAAGTAGTCCCAATCGGTAAGGAACTTACGAATTACAGGCAGATTGCTAAGTGGGTCAACAGACCAATCGTTCATCTTCTTCGTAAGGTAGCCTACGGCTTTCTTACGATTGTCCACCCAACAAGCATGACACATAACAGTGGCTTCGTTAAGACGGCGATACTTGATGATGTATTCTGCATCTTCTTCGGGTTCTTCGCCTTTCTTGGCCGCTTGGTATTCCTCAAGGTCACGGAATACCTGTTCTTCGTATTCTTCGTAGTCTGGAATTTTCAAAACATGGGACCTAGTACCTCTTCCACAGTCGGTACATTTTGCATAAGGAACATTGACTTCTGGCCGCTTGACTATCTTCATTATCCATTGGACTTACCATCTCGACCATAAAGTTCGACCTTCTTACAGCCAAAAGGAATAATACCAAGTACTTCATCGCCAAACCATGGCTAAGGATGAGAATGTCCCGCCGGTAGTACCGCACGTCCACACTGACCAGACTGGTGGTGCCGTATTACCGATTCGCGGAGTAAGTAACCCCGATTCACCAACCGCACGATTAGAAACAACAGATACAGGACGTAACGAGTTTGCATACGAAGGTCCATTCGTTCCTTTGGAAATCATTACAGCAACACCAACGCCTACACTTTACGACTATGTAAAAGCGGCACTTCAAGAGTTTGTAGCATCTGGCGCAACCAAGTACAGTTCAGCAGATGAAGTAACCATTCGACGTGAAATCCAAGACGATATCCTTGCCCACCGTGGATTCCTTTTGAAAGCCGCCTTTACAAATACCGCGCCTATCTTCATTGGAAACAGGTTTACAGGAGCGGCGAATAATGGAGAAGTCAAAACCGCCGCCGAAACGCTACGACCACGAGGAAAACTAGATGCCACGGTACTCGCAAAAACTAGCCGCGCCGAGTTCGATTGGGGAAGTACGACCCCAATGGGCTTCGCTCTTGACCCCGGCGAATCACTTTTCATTGAAATTAACCGTGCGTCTAACATCTATTTGTACGCAGAAACTGACCAGAAGATGTATTGGCTTGCAGTCTAAGCCGGAGGTGGCTTAGGATGCCTTACACCGCAAAAGTATCGAATGCCGGGGTCAGTGTTGACACCAACAATGACGGCATTCCAGACGGTAGGGCCATTACGCTGAAGAACGCTGGAAACTTCAATACCTTCTCATTAAGTAATGGCGTACTTACATTGGAAGGTCCAACAGGTGGCGCTGTGCCCGGTGGAAGCGATACACATGTTCAATTCAATGACGGAGGCAGTTCATTCGGAGGAGAATCAACCTTCGTATACAACAAGACAAGTAACACCCTTACGGTTTCAAATATTGTAGTCAGTGGCGACTTGACTGTAAGCGGTACCACAACCACAATCAATACGGCTACCCTTGATGTTGCTGATAACATCATTACACTCAACAGTGACTACTCTGGTTCTTCCCCGACAGAAAATGCCGGTATCAAAGTAAATCGCGGTGGCGGTAGCGAGCCCGATGCAGAATTACTTTGGGATGAAACCAACGACCAATGGGATTTTGATACGTATGCACTTGGAAGCGTTGGCAAAGTGTATGCCGCCGGGTCTGGTGCAGTTTATACATTCACAAGCGATACCGATACAGGTATTGAACATACAGGTCTTGACCAACTTGGATTGCTTGTCGGTAGTAATCGTGTACTGATGGTGAACGCCAATGGTGTTCACATTGACCCAACGGGTGCCAGTGGAGCAGGTTCAAATCAAGCACTCCTTGTGGACAACATTTCCATTGACACTAACACCATCGCATCTACCAACACCGACGGCAATATCGTTCTAGCACCGAATGGGTCAGGAGATGTACAACTAGATGCTGATACTGTTCGTGTTGGGGATTCTGGCGCTAATGCTACAATTACTACTAATGGTGCAGGGGACCTTATCCTAAACACAAATGCCGGTACAAATAGCGGTTCAGTTACGATTGAAGATGGGGCGAACAATGATATTCTCATCATGCCCGATGGTACAGGTAAAGTTGGTATCAACCAAGCCACACCAACCCACCGCCTTCACGTTGATGGCGATGCACTAATCACAGGTGGACTAACTGTACAAGGAACTACAACAACTGCAAGTACAACAAACACATTAATTGCAGATTCTTTGATTACATTAAACGAAGGCGAATCTGGTACAGGTGTAACAGGAAACATCGCTGGATTTGAAATTGACCGCGGAGCGGCTGGAGAAATTGCACGGTTTGTCTGGGATGATAACGATGATTACTTCAAACCGCAAATCGAAACAGGTGCAGGAGCAGGGACTTACAACACTGCCAATCTGAAAGTCAATATCTTTGATGCGGCAGGTGCAGTTACAATAGCAGGAAATCTGACCGTTGACACAAATGTTCTCTATGTTGATACAACCAACAATCGAGTAGGTATCAACAAGACACCAACAGTAGCACTTGACGTTTCAGGTAGCGCATTAATCAGTACAGACTTAACAGTATCCGGCAATACAGAACTAACCGGAAGAACCCTAGCACATCTCGTTGCAAAGGTTGAGAACGCAACCGTTAGTACAATTTCTAAAGGAACGCCTGTATATATCAGTGGTACACATGCAAGCGGTCGTCCGCAGGTCGAAGAAGCCGATGCAAACGGTTCGGGGACATATCCGTCTATTGGAATCGTGTTTGCAGATATATCCGCAGGTACCACAGGATATGTCCTCACATTCGGAACAATTGAAGATGTAGCCGCCGCACGCTTTGTAGGTAGCGACCCATCTGCCGGCGATACAGTATACTTGTCAGAAACTGTTGGTAAACTCACCGTTGACCGCCCAACCGCAACAGGCAGTGAAGTACAGAATGTCGGACGTATTGCAAAAACAAACATAAGCGTATCCGGTGGAACGGGTACTGCTCACGTTCTCGTACAAGGACCCGGTCGTACCAACGACATCCCCAATGATATTGGAGATGAAGACATTATTGCCGCCGCGTCCGCTACAAACTACACTCCTTCCGCATCAACGGTTGAAGGCCATCTTGCGGGCATTGACACCGCTCTTGGCTCGGTTGGTGGTGGTGGAGGAACACCATCCGGCGTGGCTGGTGCTATCCAATTTTCTGACGGTTCTGCCTTTGATGACGACGACGCAAACCTGCATTGGGATGATGGGAACAACCGCCTTGGTGTTGGGACAAACACGCCAAGCGAAACGCTTCATGTGAACGGAACCATTCGCCAAACAGTAACGAGTGCAGTTCTCGTCGCTAACGGTAATGGTAACCTCGTTGCCGCAACCAACCTTACTGACACCGCTTACTCTACGACAGATACGACAGACGCGGCGGTTGACGTTTATACCGCGAGCCCCGCCGCCGCCGCCGCTTGGCAAGCCCCTCCTCCCGCGACTGTCGCTGAGGCTCTTAACAGGCTTGCCCTCCATGTCGTCACGATTCCGGGTGCCCCGCCAACGATTCCTTGATGACCTACCTGTAATCTCGCCAATACATGGACGAGGAAATTACACTAGGGTTCAAGGAATTGATTGTCGACTACGAAGAAGAAGCATATACGTCATCAGACCGTTTGGTACAATGGTTTGCATGGGAGGACGACAATCCCGAAGACGAGGTAAGAGCGTTTCTTGCCGTAACGCTTACACCAACTGGCCGTATTCAAATTGGCGGCAAAGGACCGTTTATCGGATTCACTACAAGTAAGACCATACCGTTTGAACCTTCGTTGCAAGAGGTTGTCATTTCTGGCTCGGCTTTAGCCATTGGCGGCCCCAATGTTGGAATTGGTCCAGTTTTATTTGACAAAACAACTGGAATGCTTACGAAAAGAAAATTCCGGAGAAAGAAAGGCATTTCTATTCGATGTCTAGGGTTCCTCAAGGACCTCAAGGATTTACTGGTCAAACACCGGGGAGATGAAGAACTAGACCTGTATAGTGTGGTGATTTGATTGGCCATGGAAGGTAAATACGTAACCAAACACGGAATTACTTTGGAAAAGGCTTACCTCAAAGTAAGCGAAGCAACACTTCGTTATGTTGAACAACGTCGAAGATGGTACATGGAATATACGGTATGCGTGTATGCAGACCGCGCTTCCAGACGGATGAAAATGCTACCTGTCTGCAAAGAAGTCTATGTGATGAAACTTGACCTTACTCGCGGTGATAACAAGAAAAACATCATTGAAACTTGTTATGCTAATTTTCACGAGCAGAACCCCGATTACGAGTTCAAAGATATCTAGCCAACTTTATGTCCTACTTGTAAGGACCCAAAGGTATGGCAAACGTAACCGATGCTAGCCAAAACAAAGTGAGAACCGCAGAAGAAGTGAATTTTGAAATTGCACGAGGAATGGCCGAAATTGTTCGCTCAACACTCGGACCATTGGGTCGCGACAAGATGATGGTTGATTCATCCGGTCGTACCGTAATCACTAATGATGGCGCTACCATTCTCCGAGAAACAAACTTTGTACATCCAACCGCTTCTTTGATTGTAGGCGTCGCTCGTACTCAAGAAAGCGAATCATACGATGGTACTACTTCAGCCATTATCTTGACAGGAGAACTAGTACAACAGGCAGAAGGCCTAATTCAGCGCGGAGTCCACACTACGCTTATCGAACGAGGATACAATATTGCATTGAAAGAAGCACTTAACCACCTTGATTCCCTTTCTGTTAATATCGAATCAGATGAACAACTACTACAAGTAGCAAACGTAGCAATGACTGGTAAGCAAGCAGAAGCGTACAAAGATACGCTTGGGCCTCTATGTGTTGAAGCCGCAAAGTCCACGCGTCCATCCAAGGTAAATATTCTCGTCCGACCCGGTGCAAGTGTTGAAGATTCACTGGCCACTACTGGACTAATGATTGACAAACAAATGATGAACCATGGTATGCCTAAGAAATTAGACAAAGGAAGCATTGCATTGTTTGATTGCGACCTAACACTACCTGCACATACCGCAGGGGTGAATGTCAACTTTGACAGTGGTGAAGCCGCTGACCTTTACGCCCAGAAGCGCAAAGAAGACATTTTGAAAATCGGGCAACATATTGTTGACATGGGAATTAATGTAGTGTTCTCAATGAAGGAAATTGACCCTGTACTGTCAGAATACTTTGCACGCAACAACGTAATTGCATTCCGACGAACTAACAATTCATTGTTAGAACGAGTAGCAGAAACTACCAATGCAATGATTGTATCCAGTCTAGGCGACCTTGAAGCAGAAGACCTCGGAACCTGTGGAGAAGTCGTCGAAGTCAGTAATCCCGCATGGGACAAACCCATTATGCAATTGAATGATGTTGCAAACCCTGTCGGATATTCGATTCTTATTACTGGACCAACAGAACACGTTGCAAGTGAAATTGCTCGCGCTCTTGACGACGCAATCGGCGTTACATGGATTGCTCACAACGAAAAGGCCGTAGTCAATGGCGGGGGCTCAACACACGTAAACATGGCCATGCATTTGAAACAGTTTGCAAACAGTGTTGGTGGGCTAGAACAGTTGGCCGTGGAATCCTTTGCAAACGCATTAGAAGTCATTCCTGCTACACTAGCACAAAACAGTGGATTACAACCACTACCATCTATTATCGCACTACGCGCCGCTATTGCATCGGGAATTCCTCATGCATCACTTAATGTATTCAAAGGCGGAGTATGTACAGAAGAACTAGCGGTCATTGAACCAAAGAAAGTAGTCACAGTAGCACTTGAATCCGCAACAACAGCGGCCTCGCAAATCCTACGTATTGACAATATTATCCAAGCAAAAGAAGCAGAATTTATGGAGTGAACAGAATGACAGAAGAAGAACAACCAATAGAAACAAACGGACTACCAGAAGACTTAGTCAACGGACTAGCCCTGCTACACAAAACAGGGCTTAGATTCGTAACTGTGGTAGTACAGCCAAACGGAGAATTAACCCTGCACACAGCAGAAAACTCCAATAGAATCGAGATTGTCGGAATGCTTGAGGTGGCTCGCGATGCAGTTCGGTCCTGATATGCCAATTCCTATGAATAACAACCGCGTGTTGAAGGCCCTAATGGCCACAGCACCGGACGACGAACCACCTGAATTGCAAGAATACCGCGAGCAAGTTCGTGAGAATGAATTGAACCTATTGGGTTCTATGTTGTTTCATGCCGTAGTGTTAGGAGCATGTATTCTTCTCTATACGAAGTGGGAATGGAGCCAGTTTGGTAGCGCATACGAATCTGCAACCTTCTATGCTCTTGCAGGATTCTTTGTACAGGCCGGCTTCTATTTCATGTGGCGAGCGGCGTTTGAAGATTCATCTGCACATCGACGCAAGATGCGTAAGATGCGATTGAAGAATCGCAAGCGTATTCAAGGAATCAAGTATTCTGTTGAAGAAGCCCAACAAGCGGCGGCACTACAAGCACAAATGTATGATTTGGAACGTCTTCTCAACAATACGATGGAAGACGACGTTGTTACTACTGCGGAGGGAAACGAGTTGTTGGTCCAATTACAAAAACTATCGCAGATGATGGGCCAATCTGTAACCCGTGGGAATACTACAAAACAAGTACAGCCACAACAATCTCCACAGGCAGTTTCATCAACAGTACAACAAATTCCCGGTCAAGCAGTGCAATCACAAACACTACAACCGGAAGGAGCGAAAGGCCACGTCCACAATCAACAAGTGTGAGGTGCGCCGGGATAACTAAAACCGGGGAACAGTGTATGAGGAGGGTAACCGAAGAAACGCACTGTTGGCAACACAGGTGATAACATGATTCCCGGTTCTAATCTAATTTTCCGTGACGCAAAAGACGAACAACAAGAAGGGTTAATGGAAACCCTGTTTGTAGGTCAAACTTGGCAGATGCGTTATCTGAAAATCAAAGCCTACGTTTACGGTAGCATTGCTACTGCAACAGGAATGGCAACAACGGCAACAGTCGATTACTTACTTGCCCGTTGGACTGATTACAATGGAATATTAGATTGGTTCTTTGCAGTGGTGATTTGAATGGGCTCGACTGAAATCGTATTTGCGCACACAGTAATTGCGCTAATCGATAAGACAAAGGAGTTCATGCGCTACGACGTAGGAATATATGGCCCCAGTATGTCAGGGAAAACTACACTAGACAAACAATTGACTACGCCCGGAATGATTAGGCCATTGGGAGAACAACAAAGAACACATCACAAAAAGATGTTCCTTAGTGAGAAATATCGAATGCCTCCCGAATCAGCAAAGCGAATCATTAGTGATGGTGGTCTGAAAAAGACGATTGTTTCTCGCGATATCGGTGGGCATACACAATACCAAAGTATGTGGCTACGCGACATGTACCTACGAAAAATTCGAACTGTTATCATAGTGATTGACCATAGGCACTTAATCGAACCAATAAATACCGACAATCAAGTTGCCCTAGGGTATCTTGTCGAGGCGTTAAAGAAGAAAACTAAACCAAAAGGACTGGGAATAATCAAATCATTTACACGAAGAAAGTACCGTCCCCAGCGACTTATTTTGTTAGCAAACAAAGCAGACGAATGGATGGATGATGAATCGTTTGAAATGTTTGACACAGGGATGATAGCGAACCATCCTATCTTTGATGCTTTTCGTGAGCATTTGTTCGCACTACAAGAAATGGCTATTCCAGTGCATATCGATGCAATTTCTGCAACGAAAAACTTCAACGTACAACAAGCACTGATGAAAGGAATGGGATTCCGATGACAGAAAACTACCGTGACCAAAGAATGCTAGAACTAATGAGCAACATGCCTCAGAATAGGGCGACTGAATTTAATGCAGTTGTACCCGTCGTTGAATTTAATTTTAGCGAACATGCTGACCCCGATAAAGCACGCCGACAAAATATCAAGCGTGCAATCAAAGCCCTTCGTCCTACAAAGACATGGTATACACTACCGGGAACAGGTTGGCTACCATTTATTGGACGCGCTCGTTTCAAGTATTCAAATAGGCAAGAACCTTACATTTGCGTTATCGACGGTTGCGATTGTAGGCATTTAGATTATGGCGACTTATGGAGTACGTACTTTATTGACGCAACATCAGGAAAAGTCAGACCATATATGCCTTGGTCGGGCGTACTACCTTCACGGGGAATAGAACTTTACGGAACATATTGTCCACAACATATGCAACTATACCACCTACTTAGTGATTGGATTCAACAAGAAGAATCGAATGACCGCGGCTTCTTCAAGAGTATGAAAAAACGGGGAGTAGCATTCATTCCAGTAGTAAAGAAGCAGAATACCGACAACCAACATCCCCTTATATCTAAATGGAATCCGGTGTTTGAGGAGGCCCTCAAAGACCCGGGCATTGAGGTGATTCACTACAAAAATCCCACCACAGGAGAAAACGACATTACAACAATCGTCTTTGATAATAGAGTACTACAAACTACACCAATAAGAGGCAATTCACTAGATTCAGAATACATAATAGAACCACAGGAGGAAACACAATGACAAACAGATTTGGAACAAACTTAACACCACAAGGAACAGGCAATGCGGCGAATAGCCTTGCATCAGTATTTGGAGAAACGATGGCAGTTGCACAAAAAACTGGTATCGCTGACCAAGCAATGAGCGCCGTACAGAATCAAATGGTGGGCGGTAATTTTGGTAACGAGCAACAAATTGGTGCATTTTACCAACTACTTGCTAGCCACCCGAATGAAGTCGCGCTATTCTTGCTATCGTATACCAATGACAAAGGCCAACCTGCTATTCTAGCCGGACTTGCAGAACTGATTGAAATTGTCATGAAAAAAACATTGTTTGAATGGTTCAACGGTGATGCATTCAAGGGCGACTACGTTGACCCTGCAAAGGCCGCAGAACTTGGATATTCAACTATTACACAGGAAAATATCGATGTTGTAATCAGTAATATGGTTCCACTACAAAAAATTGCTATGGACGTACAAGCAGACGACCAACGTGCCATGCAAATTGTACAACAGGCACAGTTCCATGCAATGAGCGCGGAACAGCGTATGCAACATCAAGAACAACAAAGACAACAACAAATGCAACAATGGCAACAACAACAGGCCCAACAATTTTCACAACCACCTCAGCGCCCAAGTCTTGTAGGAAATATGCTACGACTTGGAGGGATTGTAGGCGCTGGAGCAGTTGGCGGTAGTGCCGCACAAAACATTGCATCAACCATGCTAGCACCACCATGTCAATACTGTAATGGAATGGGTTGTCAGATGTGTAGGCCACAACCTATGCAGAACACCTATATGCAGGGACAGGTTCCACCTCAATAAGGTGAACCATTATGAGCGAGTCATATCCACCAAAAGGATTTGACCCTCTTACTGCACCAAAGGTAAATCCATCACCTAGCCAAAGCCTTTGGCAAGCAGAATTGATTGCTTCTGCTACGGCTCGTAGGAATATGGAATCCGTAAAAACGATGTTTCAGCAAACCTATGGACCGTACATACAGAAACTGCGCGGTCGATTTGGCGGTGATATTAGCACAGGCATTCTTAGAGAAACAGGATTACTTCCTTCGGATTCAGTAGGTTCTCCTCGATTTAGAAAGGCAGTAATGCTACTTACGAAAAAGACCCAGATTCCGCCAGAAACCTGTCAAGGAATTCTAGAGGCCGTTCTTACAATGTATACAGAAGAAAGGAAAGTAAAGGAATCCGAACGCCGTCTTCTTCGACACAATTTCAAATCTATATTTTCAGGGGATGTACCAATTCCCGGTCAATTTGAAAGTCTTCGCTTAATTATGAAGCATCCATTAGATATGGGGGCTACTTCAGATAACCCAGTAGCATGGGTAATGGATACCCGTATTAGTACGGCCATTCCGCGTGCAATTGCATGGGACCCTCGATACGGATTGCGTGATAAAAATTGGTACAATCCATATATGCAATATCTGGAAAAGAATCCTCCACTACAACCAGACCAAGATAAAATGGAACTTCTCAAAAACTTCCAAGGTGGGAAGTATTGGCAAGAATTTGGGTCGTTTGTAAAAGTAAAGCCAGATGAAAAAACCATGGAGTATAGTCTAAGCAAGCATCCAATGGGAATAGCCGCGTTAGACCATAATTTGTATCAACTAACAGGAACATTACCAGATGCAACAGCAGGAAGAGTAATTCCAAAGAATCGTAGTCAAGTCAGTATTCTTTCACTTGCAAAGCCAAATGTACACGAAGGCGCATTCCTACAACCACTAATTTTCTTTTATGCTAAAGCGTATGGAAGAAATGAACCAACAGGGAATTATTGGAAAGTCAATGCATCGTATAGGCTACAATCATTACAGGAATCTGAATTTGGTGTTTGTTATCTTGTTCCTGTTAATCCTCTTACTGGTGGGGCTCTTGCTCCGGGTATTCCAGTAGTGCGCGTTAGGGGAACGGCTAGTGATGCTATACTGTATGCTCGCAAGTACTATCCGCATGTTATGTCAATCACCGAGGGTGAAAATCCAAATCTCCACCCAGAATTGCTAAAACAATTCGGGGGTAGTGGTGCTACCAATTTCAAACAAGATTGGGAGGTTGCACCAAGCGACTTCCGTACCAGCCAACGGTTTGCAGTTGTTGTACGCTCAACATGGGCATGGCCAGATACTACACTGTTCCGTGACCCACATTGGGAAGTATTCAGTCCTAATCACATAGCAAGCGGATTGAATAGCGAGCAAATGCGAATGCTACAAGTAGCCAGACTACAAGCAGAAGTATCTGCAACCGAATCTCCCGGCAAAATCCCAAGGCGCACTTCTTCTATTGCAACATCATTACTTGATGGAAACCCAGTTCCATCAAATTCACACAGTACAAGTCTAGCCGAGGTATACATCGTCGACCAATCTGCTGAAATTTTCATGAAGAATGCAGTACGTGAAATTCAGAAGTATATGTTGAATGCGGCTAGAAATCTTGAAAAAATTCATCCCGAGGAAAGAAAGTTCCACATGAAACAATTCAATCATGCGCAAAACGTAGCACTATGCGCGTTTGGTATGCTAAATTCGTCGCTATGGATTCAAACCGGTTCTTTAACAGGGCCATCAGCAATCCCAGAAGTGGAATCAACTTACGGAGTATACGGTGGCTTTACCAAGGAACAAGCCGCAGACGCTCACCGCCTTCTATCACCTGTTATGTCCGGAGTCCAGACAAGATTAGCACTGAAAGTACCGATTACCGACATAGAAGACATTGGTATTGTCATGAAGCAGTTCACCGGGCAATACGGTACAATGCCTGAATTGAAGATTCCAGACATGACACCTTACAAAATCGTGGACAAGACTGGTAGGTCTTGGAAACCTACTTCCGTGGGTGCTACTTTGATTACAGACCTACCGAGCAAAACCGGAGATGCAGATTTCTTCAATGTAAAAATGAAAGCGATTCGCCCATGCCATCCATACCATGTGTATTCACCCGGCATGACAGTTCCCGGAGAACAGGGCAATTTAGTCCAAATGAACAATGTATGGTCTACTAACGTATCACGAAGATTACCATTACAGGCAAGGGGATTATCAGGAAAAATGTACGGCAAAAAGCGAACAACTGCTAATACATTTGAATTCGTGGATGCAAACCTTGGCGGTTTCGGTAATGTAAGCCCCGCCGAAGGCTTTGAAACAGATAACAGCATCGGACTATCAAAGGCCAGCGTAGTTGCCGCTGTGGTAGGGATGCTTGCACTAAGGAATTGATACCATGCACAATACTTCTTCTCAAAACCAATCCATGGTAATGCGTAGGCGAATGGGAAGCCATCTTAACGGTAGTATGCCCCCTTACCATCCATCATTGGGTAAAGCATTCAGTGGTTCTGCAAACAGATTTAACTTAGGTAATATTGTAAATGAGTTCTATGCTGATGGCGTAGTCGAACCAATTGTACCTGCACCCGGCAAGTCGGGTTATCTTCGACAACCACATCTTGAAGACAATTACAATTTCATTGATTACACCGATATGCGTGCAAGTGATTTCGAAGGACTACTCCCTTCTTTTGAAAAAGCAAACCTACCCGTATTAATCGGAGCCGGATTAATCTATGTCGGTTCTGGTGCGCCCGGTTACAAAGCGGTAGTAAAACAAGCAAAGAAGATTATTAACAAACCAGAAAAGTATGTACGAACTGCGGCTATGGCGTCCGGCCTTGCAATTCTAGTAGCATACGGACAATTATACAGGTGATAATATGGTAACGCCACAACAAAGAGGACAAGTAGTCGTCAAGTCTATTGGCGACATTCAACGAGAAACAACTGTACATGCCCGTAAGGCACGACCCGCTTCTGCGCCAAAAAGCAATCTTGGCCATAGTGCATATGTTCCTCCAATGATTGCAGGTCTTGGCTTACTCAACAAGTATTGGAAACTTGCACAACATCCAGCACATACAGCGCTTGCAGGTATGTTTGTAGTAAATAGTAGTCCTGTTTCACTTAGTAAAGTAAGAACCTTTGGCGGTAAAACTGGCGCAGTAACTAAAATGGTTCTATACACACATCTTGGAGTTACCGCTGTTTCAACTGTTTGGAGTACATATAGAAGTTTGAGGAAGTGATATCGTGCGTCCAATGGCTCCTTCAACTAGCGAATTCCGTCAACTTCCTATGCGCCGTGAACCTACGGACATGGAAAAGACAATGCGCATTGGGCGCCGTAAGCGCAAGATGGCTTTAGACCGACTTGCTAACAAACAACCTGTTCCTACCTATGCTACCGATAGTTCGGAGCGAGTTAACAAAGTACAGATTGCTAAATTGCAAGGACTAGGTAGCACTTGGCCCTCCGCTAGCACAGTTGATAGTACACCCGGCGATGACCCTGCATTCCGTATTAAAGATGGCAAAACCGTTGAAACTTGGGCACGGCCAGAACCATCGCCCCAATACCAAGCAAACTACTTTGCATTGATGACAGAAATCGATAACAAATCAGCAGAAGCCGCGTTGCTTGAACAGAAACTTCATCAAATCAACGGCGATATTATCGCTCTAGAAAACCAAGGACAACCAGTTCCTCCGGCTTTGAAAAGTGAAGGAATTAGTACATTCAACCAACTAGATACTATTCGCAAACAACTAGATTCATTGGCTAGACAAATTGATGACAAAGGATATGCACTTCGTAATCGCACCACATGGGGAAGTCGAATTGGTTACAGTAGCGGAGGCTTTGTCCTCGGCGCCGCCGCATTCTATGGACTATACCTTCTATACAACCGTCGTCTATCTGGTGGACGTCGAAGGTCCGGACGTGGTGCAGGAACAACTGACCCACTTGCCGCCTTCGGCAGAATCAACGGCTAGTTTATGACCTACTTATACGGACGGATAAAACATGGTACGCGCTATTGATATGAAATATTACGCCCTTGAACCCCTGAACGAAATCCTTGGTAACAAGAAGATTACCCGAGGCCAAGCAATGAAGAAAGTGTGGGCGCACATTGACAAGTACAATCTGAAGGGCGTTGAAGGCGACACGGCCAAGTACAAGGGGAAGACATACAAAGGCGGTCAAGTCATTTTCGTCGGAGATGACCCAATTCTAAAGGAAATCTGCAAAGGCAAAAAGAAAATTGTCATGTTTGAATTAACCGCTTACATGAACAACTACCTTGAAAGCGCTGAATGAGGGAACAACATGGCTAGGGTGAATACAGGCAAGGTAATGCACTTGCATGTACTCACGGGTGCTGAAAGAGATGCCCTTACTCCAACCAAAGGAATGATAATTTACAACAGTACTACTAACAAGTTGAACTTTTACAACGGCTCGAATTGGAGAGCCGTTGATGATAGTGCTGTCTGAGGAAAGTTCATAACCAGTAGCATTATCCGAGAATTGCCCTAAGTACTATGCACCGGGGCGAGGGTTAGCATCAAGTACGAAGGGTACGGGTTTTCGGTTGCTCGTGGACACCTCCTTTCTTCCAGTCCAAGCATTTCTCCCCCTCGCCCCACCTATTCTTTATGACCGACCTGAAGGTACCGTAAGGTTGGCCTTATAGTGTAATTTGGATATCACTCCGGCTTGCGGAGCCGGTAATCGGGGTTCAAATCCCCGTAGGGCCGCCATATTCAACATGTAATTTGATAAACTAGTTTAACGAATAACAAATTGCCCGGAAGCCTCCCGGGCCGGCGCGTACTTCCGGGTAGGTCATCTTTCAGCCTCTCTCACCTTGCGTGCCGGTCCACCTAATTCAAGAACACAGCGATAGCGCCGTTCACTACAAACCCGACTACTAACAGATATTGCGTTATTTTCCAGCGGTATTCGATTTTTCGAATTGAATCCTGAACTAGGGGATTCAAATTATTTCTAAATTCTAAAAACCGCTTTTCTGTTATGGAATCTAGATTCTGTAAGATATTTTCCAAGTCTTCGCGCATCTCATCGGTCAAGGACACGTTCAGTGTAACTTCGGGTTTGAATGGCCCTGCGCCCTTCGTTGCACCTTTGGCGAACTCGCCCAGCAAGTCTTTCATGTCCATACTTATCTTTCCTCCTGATTCAGAATATGGAAGGCAACGAATCCGATAATCGCAAGTCCAAACAAGAAGTACCAAAATTCTTCAGAAGTGATTATTCATTCCCCCATTGCATATCTTTTGGGAAGTACTTGAGCATCTTATCCCCATCCAATTCATCCTCATATACAGCATGTGTTACAATACGCTTCACCTGTTGAGGATACCAACTACCACCAGACCTAGTAGTATAACCACGAGCATTAAGATAAGTAGCAACACCAGCATAAGAAGGATTCCTAGCATACTCGCGTAGTATTTCTAATACGATTTCTAGTTCTTGTTGATGGTAATGTAATTTACCTTTCTCGGCGTCATCTTCTTTTCTAGCGGCATACATACCATAGGGTGTTCTTCCTACCCATTCGTGTTCTTGCTCTTGAAGCCGTTCCATCGCAGTCTTGACTTTGATGATAACCTGCTTGCGTTCCATGTCATCCATCATGGACTTCATACGGAACATGGCTTCTTGCGTAGGGTCGTCAAGGTCGAGGTCCGGCATAGTGACAAAATGCACATTGATGCCCAATGGCCCACGGATATGTTCCTCAACGAAATTGATAGCATCCACGAGGTTACGGCTTAGACGGCTTGGGTCATAGAAGATGACGTCCTTCACATCTGGGTTCTCCTTGAGGTAGGCCATCATTGCCTTGAACATAGGCCGTTCAAGGTTTTTGCCTGAAACGCCAAAATCACACCACATTGTCGGATATTGAATTGCCTTGTCAAATTCCTTTTTCGGAATAGCGTGGATTTCGGAAAACCCCTCTTTGTCAAATGGAGGAGGAATCAATTCGATTCCGTGCGTTTCGCATAACCTAGTAATTCCGAAAACTTGGGTGTCCAGTCCTTCTTCTTGCTTTTTTGTCGAAACCCTACCATATCCGATAGCGCGTGTGGGCCATGTCTTTGCCATACTATGGGCTTAACACAAGTAGGAAATAAAGAAAGGGGTCTTTGTGTTAAGGGTATACGGGGTCAGATATACCTACAATCCTTGATTTGGGATTGTTATAAAGAAGGGACATACCTAGAAGCGCGTTCTAGGGCTTTCAGCGCATAAAGTGGGATAGTTACCCCCCAGACCCCCTACAAGGCCGTACAGGGCGTTTCTCGCAGTTTTTCCTGATTTACCCCTTCAAGTAGGGGGTATTTGGGGTATTTTTGCCAAAAGGAGCCGTTTCTTTGGTACGAAGAACCAATCGTCATCGAGCCAAGAGGATTTTCCTATCTAGTTTTCTAGAATCTTCTTTCCATATTGAAATCCTAGGTTTTTGAAAAAACCGTTGTCGTAGTATGGTCGTAGTTCCATACTGTTGCTAAATGAGGGGTTTTCGGAAATGACTAAATACTAGGGCCATCACAGGTCATTTTACCAAAGGGAGGATTACGAAAATGTATACTATCGAATGCTATCTAGAAAGAATAGGGGATTGGATTCCCTATGCAAAAGCAAAAACAGAACAAGAGGCAAGACAAAAGGCGGCAAATGCATTCCTTAAAACGCGTCATCTTTGTGTTAGAATCGTGGAGGTTTCACAATGACGACATGGATGGTTCGGTATGGTATAACGCCTATGACGATGAGGATTTCATTGATGAAATGCCCAGCACCGAGTATCATTTTCAAACAAAAGAAGAAGCCCTCGCTTTCAAGAAAGCCTTCAATGA